AACTCCTTTCCCCTCCTCAAGGGTCGTTACAACGAAAGGCACAAACTAAAACAATCATTTATGAAAGATAACTCTGACAACATCAGTAATCTTAGTAAATTGGGTTTCTCTACTGATGAAATTCAATTACTAACGGATGCTGAAAACAACAAACTTGATGATTCCAAAGCCGAAGAGTTGCATGCAGCACTTCGCAAAATACACAATATTTTAGGAACATTAACGATCAAACATAATGAAGAAATCGAGAAATCAAGCGGCAAGCTAGGTTTCATCCCAGGTGTTAATCCAATCACTAAGTTCGCAACTAGTGTAGCGGCTGACGCACTTGGACTAGCCGGTAACTCACCAATTGAACTGATGGACGAGGGCATGGCTGCCTTAGGTCGAGCAGGTTCATCGGCAATTAACGCTAAGACCGGAATGAAAGTTTCGCCTGACGTATTGACGAAAACCATGACTTCTCTTTTGAACGGCGTTGCTGACGACGTATTAACAAAAGGATTCACTGGTGCTGGTGGTGGTAACTCCGGTGGCAATACCAATAATCCATACTCTCCTGGAGCTATGGCTGCTGGTACTGGTTTCACTTTCATACCTAAACCTATGGAAATCAGATTCACGCCAAATGTACCTAATACTGTATATGGAGAAGTAACTGTCGCACCAAACGACGAATTATCTTCCACTTCAGATCAGAATATTAGGGCAAGAATGCACATGAATTGTATTGATTTATCTTTACCTTCATTTGGATTCGGACTAAATGACGCAAATGTTAATCCAGTAAGTAGAACCGTTACTACTTGGTTTAGAACTGTCTTTACGCCTAATTTACAAACTAGAGCGCAAGCGAGCGTAGCTTTCAACATCAATGCACAAACTCACTTCACTGCTGACAGATTGCATACGTACGTTAACACAGTGCTTAAAGCACTATCTATTTATTACTTTTATGCACATACTTACGCATATACTGCCATCTCTACGAATAAGAACACTGCGATGTATGAATTGCGTGAAATCTTTTCGACTTCTGATTTACAGAACCTTCGTTTATTAGAAGAGAGACTTAATGGAATGCCGATTCCTCCGAAATTGAATGAACTTTGTTACTGGATGTTTGATATTTACCGATCAAGCTCAGTTGCTGGATCTGATTTAATCAGGTTAGCACCTTTTGGTATCAAAGGCGCAGATTCTGGGGATACTGTTGCCACTCAAATTATTGATGGTCCAACACTTATCAAAACTCAACTTAATGCTTTGAGTGACTTAAACTCTGACGGAACTTCGAACGGCAGAAAAGTTTTAGTTACTGGTGATTTCTTAGCACGCGTTTGTCCTGATTGGGTAAACGTTAAAGTTGGTTCTTCAGCCGGTATTCCATTACATGATCCAGCATTAACTACTTTATTCTGGAACCAGCAAGTAACTTACGGACAAGCTGATGATGTCCCTACTTACATGCCAGTCTTTGTTGATAACAACACAGACACGGCTTACAACTCGTATTGTGAAGAATTAGATGGTGTAGTCCAATCTATGTTCTCTTGGTACAGTGCTGCTTCAACTAGTAAGTTTAATGTTGGCTGGGTGAAAGCCATTCCTTGTGACGTTGGTGGCCAATGGACAAATCGTTTTACTTATGGTAATGGTAATGCGGGATTTGGTTTCTACAGTTACACTTACACCCCTAATATCTGGGCGATGCGTAATGATACCTACCGACCTGGTGGTTCTACAGGTACTCAACTGACTAACATTGTCGGTACTAACCGATGTGAAGCAGTTCCAGTTCTTGGAATGAACGTTAATTCCGTTCAAGAGGCAACTGTCTCAGCACTAGATTATTTACTTAGTATTGGTCAAGTAGGGTCTAAAGCCCCACTTTCTTCTGATATTGATGACGAGAAACCTTTAAAAGGTCAACGTCGAGGTAGAAGACGCAAATAATTGAATTTAAATTGATTATGAACAAAAGAATTACATCCCTTCCTTTCTTAGATGTTATTAATGAACTTAACCTTGGTAATAACACTTATGCTAAAGAGAAGCTTTCTAATCTTTTGACCAGAACAACTGTTGGTAGCAAGGATATTCTTGTCTCTCCTATTGGCAAATATGGTCCGGATAAGCTTTTAAGTGAATGGCGTTCCATATTTGAGGAAGCAGTAAATTCAGGTAAGGTAAGTAATGAAGTACTTATTGGCATAGAAGATGCACAAGCTGATAAATTTAGTCCACGTTCTATTGCTTTACCTTGGACTAAACGTAAAGCTAATGTTGATCAGTATTTTATCGAAACAAACATAGATTACTCAAGTCTAGACTGTTCAACTAGTGCGAGTGAGAGTTTGAGACCTCTTAACTACATTAATGCTTCCAAGTTTATAAAGAAATCAACTAGTGCTGGTTTGCCTAGTATGAGAAAGAAAGGTGAAGTACTCGAAGAAACCGTTAAAGACATTGAGTACTACTTAGATCGTGAAGATCCTGCTGTTCTTTATACTCGAACTCAAGAAAGCGCGAAAACTAGAGACGTCTTCGGTGTTCCTCTTGCTGACGTATTAAACGAGATGCGTTATTATCGCCCTATTCTTGAGTTCCAGAAGAAATTAATATGGCGTTCTGCTTTATCAGGACCCGACCGAGTTGCTAAGCATCTAACTGAAATTATTGAACGAGCCATTAGTGAAGGTTTGACACTGATTTCAATCGATTTCTCCGCTTACGACACTACCATAAAACAAGGACTACAGTTCAAAGTTGG